TTTGCGAAATTTCCCGATCTGTGGAAGGCGGGTTTTGAGATTGTAGCGTCTTGTAAAGCTCAGATAATGCAGTCTCTAAGTGTTTCGCCTGCAGCGATAACTCAAAGTGGGACACAGAAGGCCAAGCCGTCGCAAGCTGATATAGCTCGTGAGCAGCAAGTAGACATTCTAACAACTGCCGATGCAGTGACTTTGATCGAGGAAGGGATTTTGACACCAGTTGCTAACTTCATGGTTGAGATGGATCATCAGTACCGTAACGAGAAGATCATGATCCGGCAATACGGCGAAAAGGGGCTGCGCGCCCGAATGGATTGGGTCGACCCAATTCAGATGGACAAGAAGTTGTTCTATCGCTGGTTCGGTGTCGAGCAGGCGCGCAGCGCCATGCAGATGCAGCAGCAGATTTCGTTTGCCAACGTGCTCGGTTCGATCCCGCCTGACAAGTACCCGGGGCACCGGCTCAATCTCGTGCCGATGATCACGCAGATGGTGGAGAATGTGTTCGGTCCGCGTCTTGCCCCGTTGATCTTCGAAGACGAGAAAGCGCAGATGACGATCTCGGCGGATATCGAGAACGAGTGGATGGTCAAGTTCAATTTGAATCTCGCCATTCATCCGATGGACGATGACGCGCAGCATATGCAGGAGCACGCCAAGGCGCTTGAGGAAACCGGCGACTCGCTCGGCAACATCCGGCAGCACATGGCCCGCCATCAGTTTCAGATGCAGATGAAGCAGCAGGCGATGCTGGCGCAGCAGGTGGCGCAGATGGGTGGTGGCCCGCCCGGTGGTGGAGGTGGTGGGCCGCGGCCCGGTGCACAGGCCAAGCCGCCGCGTGGTGGCCAAGGTCCGCCCGGTATGATAAACAGGGATGCGATAGGGGCGGCGTCTGGTGCGCCGCCGCAGCTGCGCGGGAGGATGTGATGACGCGCCACAACCGCCTGCACGGTGTGGTCTTTGAGCAAAAAGCCAAACTTAAAAGGAAGGTGATCTATGTGGAAAATCCTAAGCACCGCGCTGTTGTTCGTCCTTGGCGCGGCTGGCGCCGCGGACGCTCATACTGTTACGGTGGCGTGGACGTGGCCGACGACAAACGTTGATGGCTCGCCATTAAAGCCTATCGCGGGGTTTACGGTATTCGATGCTGCTGCCCCCTCCCCTGGATTCCCAGGAACGGTAGTCGCCTGCCCAATAACGCTGCCCATTGCGTTGCCGGCGGCAACGCCGACTGGGACCTGCACGACTGGGCAAGTGACCAGTGGCAACCACGGCCCTTACATTATCGTGATCAATGATAATTCGGTGCCTCCGCAATTTTCGGTACCGAGTGCGCCCTCGAATAGTGTAGTGGTTCCAGCGAGTGGGCCAAATCCGGTTACCGGCGTCACGGCGACGGTCAACTAGCGAGGGTGTGATGCTCAATTGGGCCCTGGCTTCCTGGTCGTCGGTGTGGATTGGTGCGACGATCGGGCTGGTGCAGCATGCGCACTTTTACATCTTGATTGATTGGAGTGTTTGATGTCTGCTTATAATGGAGTGCCTGCTTATCAGTATTTTCACCAAAATGCTAATGGCGGGGTGAACGTAAAGACGGGACAGGGCTTTCTGCGGGGTGTTTTTGTTGGTACACCTGGAGCATCTTGGCTTATTACGATTCAAGATGGCCAAGGTGGTCCTGTCGTAATGGTGATTACACCTACGGTGCCGGTAGCATTTCCGAATTTGGATTTGGAGCTTTTGAACGGTCTTTCTGTTACGACATCGGGGACGACTCCAGGGGATGTGACTATCAGTTTCACATAGATGAAACCGATCCACTGAGGTTTCCAGCAATGATTCAGAATTTCAGGGCCTGCCTTGCCTTTGACGAACGCCAGGACATTGAGGGCGGCAACGACGATGACCCGCAGGATCCGGGTGGTCGCACTTCGCGCGGGGTTACGCAGAAGGAATACGATGCGTGGTGTCACCTTCATGGCCTTCCCGGCGGGGATGTATGGAAGACGCCGCAGCCTGTGATCGATGCGATTTACGAGCATGGCTACTGGCAGCCCTATTGCGACCTGCTCCCCCGCGGCCTCGATCTGATGTACTTCGATACCGCGGTGAATGAGGGACCGGGCAAAGCTGTGCCTTTTTTGCAACGGGCGCTGGGAATCGTGGCCGATGGTCATTTTGGTATTGTCACCGCGTCGGAGGTTAAGGCACTGTCAGCCAATGCCGATTACGTCAAGACGGCTATTCACTTGATGGCGACCGAACGCCGGGTTGATTATCACCGTCTTCGGGGTTTTCGTCGGTTCGGCAACGGCTGGCTCGCTCGCGTGACGAAGTGCGAAACGGCTTGCGTGGAGATGCTCAATGTTCACCCAATATGACAAGGCTATTGTCGCGCTGATCATGGCGGGTGGGCAGCTCGCCAATGTGTTCGGTTACAACTTCGGATTTGATCAAGTCACGGTCACGACGATAGTTGCGGTTTTGACACCGCTCCTGGTGCATTTCGTTCCCAATCTTCCAAAGGACAAGCCATGAAACGATCCCTTCTTATTCTGGCGGCGCTGCTTGCAACGCCTGCATTCGCCGCTGATCTTCCGCCGCGGCCTCCGTTGAAGGCGGCGCCGGTCGTCACTTCATACAGCCCGTTCTATATTGGCCTGTTCGCCGGCGGTGGCTGGTCACAAGTGGAAAACGAGCTGACGATCTCCGGAACGCCGATGGGTCCGATCAAGGTGTTTCCGACCGGCCTTATTGTCGGCGGCGAGGTGGGCGCGCGGTGGAATCTTAGTCCGGTTGTGGTGGGCATCAATGCCTCGGTGGGCTACAATTTCTCCAAAGCCAGTGTCGGTTGCGATGTGACAGGCGGCGGCTGTCTTGGCTACCGCAAAGATGGCATCTTGCTGCAAGAGGGTGGCGAAGTCGGGATCAACTTGGGCAACCTGTTCGGTTACATTCCGAGTGGTGCGCAGCCGGCGAATTGGCCCGTGCCCATCACCGTGCCAGCCTCGATCATGGGCAACCTGACTGCGACCTTGCGCGGCGGCATTGCAGAGCGTGATCTTACGCTGTGCGCTACGCAGCTGAACATGGATGACACGCTTAGTTCGGTGTGCGGGTCCAAGTGGATTATCGGGCCCTACGTCGGCGGCAAGATCAGCGCTGCGCTCTCGCAACAGATCGAAGCTTATGTGCGGGTCGATCACATCTTCTGGAATTCGTCGTTTACGCCAACTGCTGATCCGCGCGCCGCTGCGCTTTTCACGAATGCCACGCGGGCGACCGGAGAAACCTTGGCAGTGGCAGGGGTTGCGTTACACTTTTGAGCTGTTAGATTAGAGAGGCTTTCCTCCCCTTTTGGTGGTACTGGCGGCCTGAAAGGGCCGCCTTTTTTGTGAGGCGCGAATGCCTGCGGAAGCCTGGGTTGCGTTGGGGCTTGGTCTCGCTACTATTCTTGGTGCGATGTTTGCAGCGGTGTACTCAGTCACGGGAAAATTGACTGGAGCTATCACGAGGTTTGAGCTTGTGGGAACGCAACAAGCCATTGAAATCAAAGAGCTGAAGGAAGCCGTTCAGAAATTTGGAGATGTCATTTCGCTGGTGGCGGTGCAGAAAGAGGAAATCCGTGCGCTGCGCGAAATAGAGATGCAGAACACCAAACGCACCGACGAGACTTTTACTAGAGTCTTTGCCCGTCTTGACAACATTTAGAAATAGCAAGTAAATTCAGTACATCGACTGGCACCCGTAAGGCGCTCTCGACTGGTGGCCGTTAGTCACTTTTGAAGGAAAATTCAACATGGCCAGAACACCGCAAGCGCGGGCGCCACAGGCGTCTGCGGGAGATGACTTTTATGAAGAAGACCCAGACTTCGGGCAAGCGGGCGATCTCGGGCAAGAAGGACAAGAAGGCGCCGGTGCCCCCGAAGATGCCGCCCTCAACGCTGGCGAGGAACAAGAGGTTAGGGGCGAAGGCACTCTAGACGATGACTTTCTAGACCCGGACCCTTACGACCCGGAACGGGTCGAACGTACAGCCGGCCGCGCTGTTTCTCGGATTCAGCGGCTGGCAAATGAAACCCGCCGGTTGCAGGCGGAATTAGAGGCCGAACGCGCAGCCAACAGGCGTGCGGCGCCGGCAGGACCAACGCAGCCCACGGGGCCGCGCGAGGAAACGGATGCAGAGTTTGAGGCGCGCCTGCAAATGCTCGACGGCTCAGAGCGAGCCGATGCGCGGATGCAGCGGTTCATCACGCAGCAGCAGCGCCGGGACTTTGTAAATACGGTCAATGCAGCGGCAGCAGCTGATCGAGCCGCATACGGTGAGCGAGCGCAAACCGATCAGCGCATGGTGCGCTGGAAAGACAGAGTCGAGGAAGAATTCAACAAACGCTTGCAGATGGGTCAGGCGGTATCGCGGATCGATCTGTTCTACTGGCTGGTAGGCAAGCACATGGCAGAGAATCCGAGGTTGACGGCTAAAGAGCGGGACAAGGCGCGTCAGCGGGTGGACCGAAATACAGTCAGGCCGTCGCAAGGCGGCAGCGATGTCCGGCCTCAGCGCCGGGGAACGGACGATAGGACAGCGCGAGCAAGGCGGCTGGACGGCGTCCAAATCTGATCGCGGCAGGTGGCCGCGGATATGGAGCATGAGACATGGCTACCAACCCGGCCGCATCATTTGTTGCGGATATCGAAGGTTACCTTGCCGATGAAACGCTTCCGTTGGCGCGGCGCCAGTTGGTTGTTTATCAGTTTGGTGATCCACTCACACTTCCGAAGGGCCGCGGTACAGCCTACACTGCGACGCGCTATAACCGCGTTCCTTTGCCTTTCGCACCGCTGAGCGAAGGCGTGCCGCCCATTGGTCAAAACATGACCATTAGTCAAGTGTCGGCGACCGCGCAGCAGTGGGGTGACAAGATCACCATCACGGACGTGGGCGAGCTGACGATCAAGCACCCTTTGTTCGTCAAGGCGAAAGAGCTGCTCGGCTTGCAGATCGCCGAAACGTTCGAACGCAACACGTTCAACAACCTGCTCGCCGGTCCGCAGATCAATTACGTGAACTCACGCGGCTCACGTGGCGCCTTAGTGGCGGGTGACGTGATGAACCCGCACGAGGTGGTGCGGGCGACTGCCATTCTCGAAACGCTCGGTGCCCCGCGCTTCATGGGTGACGAGATGACGGATACCCGGTTGGAAGCCGATGCGGGCGGAGCGCGGGCTTCCAGCAATCCGCGCCAGATGCCGCATTACACCTCGGTCTGCCACACCCTTGTCGTGGCGGATATGCGGGAAAATCCCGCCATCAACCAAGCGTGGACTTTTTCGGACCTCAACCGGCTCTACAATTACGAGCTCGGGGAGTGGGCTGGAATCCGCTTCTGCCGATCGAATTTGGTGCCGACCTTCACCGGGGTAGCGGCGATCACCGCGACCGCGGTTGGCGGCGGCTCGCTGGCGGCGGCTACTTACTCGGTGCAGGTGACCGCGCAGGACACGCAGAACCAGTATGAGTCGCGCATCTATGCGGTGCAGACCGGTTTGGTGGTCGGGGCCAACGGGGCGATCTCGGTGGTTCTACCGGCGCTGGCGAACTTCACCTTCTCGGTCTACATCAACGCGGCCAATTCGAGTCCGCCTTTCAACCTGGGTGTGTCGACCGCGGGTCCGACCGTCGGGCCTTACGCGGGGCAGGCGACCCAGATGGCCCCGGGTCAGACTGTTCTGATCACGGCTGTAGGCATCCCC